ATAATACGGACTTATCAAAACACCACTTCCAACAAAAGAATCCATTGTGTATAACGCGACAACATTAGGGTATGAATCCGTTTGTGTTGTGCATATATCAAAGCCCTTGAATATTTTTACTTCAGGAACAGGTTCTTCTGACTTTAATATAAGATTTTTTGTTGGTTTAGAGATATTGCAACCAACTAGTAATAGAGATAAAAAAAACCAGTTAAGGACTTTACACATAATGAGCCCTCCTGATTTATTTATAAGCCTGTTGGTTTATAACAGGCTTATTTTGTTGATTATTTTATGAAGAAGTCAAATCAACGAATTCACATTTATCTCCGGAACACGCAAGTGTTTGATTGCCCACGGTGTGATCTTCTCGCTCAAAGACTACCAAGTCACCGATCCAGTTTATTTGTTTAGGAAGTATGCTGTTTAAACTTTCCCATTCTTCTTTCGTGCATTCTTGATACGGCGCCTGTCTATAAGAATGATCAGAATGAGGTAAAAATGATATTCCACTTATTTCATCGAAATGTTCATAAACCCATGCACCAACTTCCATCCACTCAGATTCTTTCACTGTCACTGTTATACTCGGTTTATGTTCGCACCAATACCTTTGATAAGTTAACCATATCTCCAGATGCTCGATTGCAGTCAGATCGTTTCTAGTGAAAGAATTTGGACAATTAATCGGAAACGAAAACACCATCGTAGAATCTGGTTTCATCACACAAGGCTCAGCAGGAAATCCTTTTTCCAACATCATTTGACACAAAGGATCTTTTCTATCTGCACGAACTGTACGAATATAAAATTTACTGTGTCTTGGATGAATACCACTTGCAGAATCTGTTAATTGGGAAACTGTACCACTGGGTTTGATACAAGTTATTGCTGCAGCTGGATTTATTCCGATTCGTTTTGCCCAATCTTTATTAGTAGTAATTGCACTATTGCGAAGATCTTCTAGTAAAGTTTCTAATGCTTTTCCCGGATTTCTCATTATTTTGTTATCTAAAATTCCAGTCAAAGATACTCCCAGTAGTGCCTCTTCTTGACAATTTTTTTTCCATTCTGAGGATAAATACGGAAAATAAGTCAAAGATGCCTGCCAGGTTCCTAATATGGTGGCCAGTTGTACTTTTCTTTTAAGAGTTTCTGGTGTGTCGTTTTCTCGAACAACTACTTCAGTAAGATTACAAAATTCACGGTCTCTAAGAATAATTTCTGAACAAGGATTGGTGCCCCATTCGTAATTAGGATCTCGCCTATCTCCTAGTTTTGTAACAGTTTTTTTGCATGCATCACGATTGAATATGCCGCGTTCTCCACTTTTTGATTTATATAGAGATAACCATTCTTCCATAAAAACACCAATATCAGGTTTTTCTTTGTATGCAACAGAATTATTGGATAAAGCTCGCTGAGGATTTGCTTCCCACCACTGGCCCACCTTTGCATCCCTCATTTTTTCGTCTGTTAGATTTGACAAAGAAATCAGAGCAGAACGGCGAACTCCTCCAACAACTACAACTTCAGCAATTTTACATACGATATCGTGGCATTCGATGCTCGTAAGTTTTCTGCCAGCAGCCCTTTTGAATGTATCAACGGTAAATCGGAACAAATCATTGAGCGGTTGTGGGCCAGATGCTCGACCGCCGAAGGTTTTAAGTCTTGCTCCTGCAGCTCGTATCTTCTTAAGATTCCACCTTGGAATTTGACCAGCAATAAGTAGCGAGATGAGTTCTTTGTATGATCTGGCCCAACCTGCTTTACTATCTTCCACGCAGATTTCAGTTTCTGATGGAGAAAAGTTTTCAGCGATTGTAGGAAGTTTTTCAACATATTGGCGTTCCACACTGAATCCCACACCAGTCCCACACATCAGTATATATAAAATTTCATCGAAAGCTCGAACTCGATTTACTGCAACATAACTACAATTATATCCTGCTGTGTTGTCTCTGTCCAGTGCTTCACCAGAAGTCATGAGAGATCGCATACTGGGCATGATTTCTAGATTTAAAACACTGGTTTCTAATTCATTTCGTAATTGTTTGGCAAGAGTATATTTTTGATTTTCTATCAGATGATTTTCGAAAAAATCAAAATATCGTTTAACCGTTTCTGTCCAAGTTTCTCGTCTATGTTCTTTTTCTATCCATCTGGAATATCTAGAAAGGTGAATAAATTGTTGATAAAGGGACGGTAATTCTATTTGATTTTTCATAAGGTATTTCTTTATTTATGTTGATTCAATCAAACAAGACCAAGACTCTGGAAAAAGCTTTTGAATTATTTTTGAAACGGCTTCTGCGTATTGTTGTATTTCCCATTGTGCATGAGAGTCTGATCTTTGTTTATAAAATCTGGAATATGCAGCAAGTGAACCGGTCCACCACCATTCCGTGAAAACTCCTTGTGGCAAAACAAATCTAGCCTGCTCTGGTGCAATTCCAGAATCGATCAGAGACTCGTAGTGTTTAATACAATTTTCTAGTGCATTCACATATTTTTCAGTTCTTGTATTAATTTCTTCTGGACTTTCAATAAAACCACTTGATCCTTGTTTTGCTCCTTCTGTTGGAGCTTTTCGCCAAAGTGGAATATAAAATTCAGGAGGATCTGTAACATATCTTCGAGAAACTTCATTCTCTACAAATCCTTGTTTATGTTTGAAAAATTGAGTTCGTATTGAAATAGGAGCTTTAATTCTCAATGTAATTTGTGGATGGGCAAACGGAGTCCAGTGATTATGTTTAGCAAGATATTTGATTAATTTTTGATCTTTTTCAGATAAACATTTGCTTGTGACAGATCCTGTCTGGTGTTCTTCAGCCTCCCAGTGGCTTTCCTTTTGAAAAGAAACTCGAGCAGCATTCACAACAGTGAGATCGTTCCCCAAGTGATCTACGTAATCAACATATCCTCGATTGAGGACTTCTATTCTGTTTAGGTTAGATGGGGTCATTTGTTGACGGTTGCTGCGTAATCTAGTGCGCGCTTAAATACATCTGGATGAACTTCTCGAACATACTCAATAAAATTAGAGGTAAATATAAGATATGCATCTTCAAACTCTTCTATCTCTTCTGGTGTCATATTTTCAAAATCATTATTCATGTTTTTCTCCAATCATTAAAATTTAACATAGCAGACAATCCGGAATAAATATTTTTTTCTATTATATCAGATACATTAATTCCTTGCAATACCATATCGTTTATATCTTTTGATTTATTTTCCTTTGGCCAAATACAAACTCGTTTTCCCGTTTTTATTAATTTCTCTAAAATCTTAACTATTTCTTTGTTTCTGGGTTCATTGTCCAGAACATATATCGCATCTGTTATTCTAAATCTAGATTCTATTTCTTGAAAATTACTAGATCCAAGACACCCAACTGCATTATTTAAAAACATACTGTCTATTGGACCTTCTACTACTATAACTGTTTTATTTCGATTTATTTTATCTATATTATAACATAAAGGATCATCGTTTACTCTAATAGTTATATACTTTGTTTCGTTTCTAGATCCTTCTAGTATTCTTCCTTGTATTCCTTGCAATTCACCTGATTCATTCATTATGGGAATAATCAATCTGGGTTCTTCAAATAAATTATATTTTGGATTTATTTGCTTTGCCAGTTCTGCAAAATTTTCAGTGTAACCAAAACGATTGAAGTAATTATCTAATTTTCTAGATCGAAGATATTTTTTACATACATGATCTTCGGGTAGTTCTGAAATAGATACATAAGAGTATTTTTTGCAAACTTTTGCTGGTTTTGGATACAGATCTTTGATTTCTGGTTTAATATAATTTGATTTATTATTTTCTCCCTTAGCATATCGTTCTAATGCATATTGTTTGCACAATATTGGTGCCATTCTTTCCAAAAAATTGTATATATTAAGTCCCGCTCCACAGTTGTGGCATTTAAAAAAGAAATCGTTATTTTTTTTGAAAAAATAACCACGAGCTTTGGTTTTACTCTTCATTGAATCGCCACATATAGGACAACGACAATTTGCCAATTTGGTTGATTTCCACTTGAATTTTTTCAATAATGGAGAAACCAAATTAATATATTTAACATCAATATATGAACACATTTAAAAATTCCAAGCAGATGCATTAGGAATACGTTTTGGAGTTAGATCTACTTTTTCTGTAGAAATAGGAATTGTTTGTTGATCTCGTTTAACATCAAACAGTTTCATTTTTGATCTATTAATTCCTACTAAAAATTTCCTATTAACAACTGTATCATTATATCTGTTTTTCAGTTGTTTGATTAGAATTTGATTCATTTCATCCAGTTCATCATTCGAGATCATAGCAAACATAAAGTCTGCTGTTGCAGGAAGACCAAACGATTCTGATGTGTCTTCTAATCCTATATCGCTGTTTCGATATCCTGTTCTATTTACTTGAGTTGCACTGAAAACTGGAACATTGTATTCTACTGCCAATCCTCTGAGTTCTTCTGCAATACATTTGATATAGGTATATGAATTAATATTATTTGAATTTTTAAGCCTAGAAGAAGAACAAATATTCAAATAATCAATAAAAATAATATTGGGACGAAATCGTTTTTTCAACCAAAGTTCATCGAGTAAAAATCTGAAATGATTTGCGTTTGCTGTTGCTGTCGGATATTCTTTTATGATTAATTTACCAGTTACAACTTCAGATATATTCTCAATTCTTTTATTATACATGGTTTGGGATAACTTTTTTAAATCATCCATTGTAATATCTAACAAATTTGCGTCTATTCTTTCTGCAATTCTTTCTTCTGCCATTTCACAGGTAATATACAGAACATTTTGATTTTGTTTAAGACAATTAGCAGCATGGTGACATAGGAATAAAGATTTTCCCACTCCAGTTCCTGCCATGACAATATTTAAAGTTTTTGCAGGAGTTCCACCGTTTGTAATCAGATTAAAGTATTCTAAATCAAATCCAGTCTTCTGTTCCACCGTATGGTAAAAATTGTATCTGTCTTTAGAATCTTCCAGATAGTCGTGACCGATATGATTATCGAACGATACTGCAAGTGCTTTAGATAGAATATCTGGTATTGCACCAGAGTCAGATTTTCCTTTTCCGTCAATAATGTTAATGGATTCCATTATTGCATTGTATACTGCACTGTCTTTACAGAATTTTTCTGTTTCGTCCATGAGCCAAACAAAATCGACATCTGCTATTGGTTTGTATGCATTTTCTATTAATTGACCAATAGTTTTGATTTCTTCATCAGAAACTCCTTCTAATTTATCCAACATAATACCCATCACTTCCTTTGTAGGAAGATTGTTGTATTTTGTTATGAAATCTGATATGAGTTCAAAAAAGAATCTATCTGTTCTAGTCTTAAAGTATTCACTTTTCAGAAAGGGAATAACTTTTCTAGAATAAGATTCGTTTGTTACAAGATTGGAAAATATTAATGATTTAATCTCTTGCATCTGAATTTTCTGTGTTGCCGTATTTGAATACCTTACCTGCTGCTTCGTCTAATTTTTTTAGTATATCTGGAGTAAAATATTTTTCTGGATTATCGTTAATTTGTTTTTCAAAAACTTTGTCACCATTGGGCAATTCTATTTTGGTGCTATTCTTTTTGAATAATCCTTGTTCTAATGCAAGATCTGTTAGTCCATAATACAAATCTAATCCAGTATCATAATTCAGTCTTACATCTACCATTTTATTTTCTTTAGTCAATCTTCCTTTATATAATTTGCAATGGATAATATTTCCTACCACACTTCCATCTGCATTTTTATCTTTCTTCTTTGATAAGTATACAATTGTTGAAGCAGCATACTTTAGTCCTGTTCCTCCTCCCATTTCTTTTGTAGGAACGTATGATCCGATCACATCGTATGTGTGGTTTGTCATTATTAGAGGAATTTTTGCCTGACCCAATTTCAAAGTTAAAACACGAAAAGTGGATTTAACAACTTGAGCGCGAGTCATATCTCTTGTAGATTTTCCCTCTGCTGTATCAGAGACTTCTTTTTCTGTTGATAACATACCAAGAGAATCTAAAACTACCATGATTGGTTTTCTTTCTCCCTCTGGTTGTTCAAGATATTTGTCGATAATAGAAATCAGTTGACGACGAAACTCTTCTACTGTCGATACAGGAAACACCGCGACTCGTGTAGGATCTACTCCTCGTTTGAGGAACATATCAGATGTCACTGCCTGTTCCGTATCAAAATATAAAACAACCGCATCTTTATTATCTTT